TCAATAGTTAATCCATCATTCCAAACTTTTCTTTCACCATTCTTATATTGTTCTCTACGAGTTTTAGATGAGTTATCTATTGCCTTTTGGTTATGTCCCCAGTTATTTTTTATTCTTGCTATGTGTCCCTGTCTATATTCTCTAAAACCATGTCCTATCCAATTGGTTTTCTCACCACAACCACATTTACAGGTTGGATATTCACCATTCAAGTAAAATTTAACATAAAAATCTTGCGATTTAATTTTATGAGTTCTACCGTTATGTTTTCTTAACGAATCATATGATTCAAACTCTCTATTACAATTACACTTAAACACAATCACTTAAAGTAATACTTTAATCAAAATTGTAAAATCGCGTAGTCATATCTCAATGTAAGAGTTACATCAACGGGATCAGTTGTATTTGACCAATCCAAATCACCAAAAGTAGCGTTGGTAATCCAAGTACCTTTAAGCGTCCATTCTTCAACTTTATCACCTACAGGACCAAGAACGTTAATAGTTACATCCTTCTTATAGAAATCTGTATATCCATCACGACCTGTTACTGATTCATGCCCTAAACGAATCCATTCCATACACGCCTGTGCTGCTGATGGGACTACCGGATCATAAAGAGTAATTTCAAGTTCTTCCCACGCTCCCTTTCCTTTAACATATCGTTTTACGTTAATGTGATCTAATTCTATTGTTTCAAATGCAATTGTAGGTCTATTCGCAGTCTTAATAAGGTAAGCTGGAATACCCTCAATGTACATGATGTATCTGTTCTTCGTTTTTGGTTCAAACGGAGTGAACATTATTTCTGACGGGTCTAATAGCTCTGGCATCTCTTGTCTCCAATTAAATTTTATTTTCTTCTACTATAAATATCAAATTTCTAAAAAATCATTATATTCATTTTTCATAGTTTTATAGAAGTTTTTAATTTCTACTCATATATAAATATAACAAACAACAAAAAACTCCTCAAAAAATTAAACTATTAATTCATATTTTAATTATACACAATTTTTCTATTTGAGTTGACCGGGCTTTATTAGAGCATGCTCTATCACAAAATAATTTATTTTCTGGTATTTCTTTTTTACAATATTTACATAAGTTATTCATATTATCATCTATCCTACACTAATTATAACTATAATTATAGGTAAATTACAAAAACTACCTAATTAATTTAACTTTTTTGTATAAGAAACAAAAAACCCCAAATATAAAATCTGGGGTTTCTCTTTAACTGCTGTTTGATTTATAGTTTTAACTTGGGAAAACCGCTCCTGTTGGTAAAACGCTGAAGTCCAAAACAATAAATTCTGCCGTTCGAGTTGGTTGGATAAAAATTTGTCCTACCAACTGGTTTCTGTCGACTACATCAGGAGTATTATTACTGTCATCCATAACTACCTTAAATGCTGATAAACCACTGTTTGCCTGTACTGATTCTAAGAACGGATTCACAATGTTCAAGAAACGATTTCTCGTCGCACTTGTATTTTGTTCGAAAACCAAGTATCTACTTGAACTTGCAATGAACTTCTTCAACTTGATTAACAATCTACGAACATTCACACGATCAAGTGCTGATGGTCTTGCTTGGAGTGTTTTTTGTCCCCAAACTACTACACCTTGACCTGGGAATGAAGCGATTGGATTAACTCTATCTTCATAAAGAGCATCTCTTTCTTCGTGAGTCAATCGTGTTTCAGCTTGTAATACCGTTGTCAATCCACCACGATTCAAACCTGCTGGTGCGAACCATTCGTGTGCTACTTTATCTGTGTAAGCTATTACACCAGGTAACACTACTGAAGGTGGAACCCAAACTGGAAGTGCTGTATTCCTATCAACAATCTTTACCCAAGGGTAATAAGTTGCTGTATAATTACTATCAAGTGAAGTAATCGCGTTTGTTGCAGTTGATATGGGAGCACCCTTAATTGTACAATCTAATACATAAAATGCATCGCCACGCTCTTCACATTTGGCAATTGCATGATTCGTAATTTTACTATGTAATCCGTGAATAATACCAGGTGTTACCAACATATTGATATCAAATTCATCAGGATTACTGATTGCATTAATTGCTTTCTTATAAGCAGTTGAACCAGCAGTTGATGAAGTTGAACAATCAAATCCTTGTGTATTTGTATTCACAATATCTGCTGCTTTATACTTCGGAACTGCTGGATTCACACTATCGAATCCACCTTGAAATGGAACAACGAACTTTCTCTGTTTAATATGAGAAAGTGTAAGTGTTACCTTTTCAGTTCCATCCGAATAAGTATCAGTACCATATCCATGATTGCCAGAAGTTGTACCGTTAAAATCCTCAATACTCATACTGACTTGTGAACCAGATCCAAATGAATTATGTGGTGCTAAATACTGCCTTGCATCTATATTTGAATAATCATGTCCATAAGGTACATCATCATCATATTCATTTGATGCATTTGACTGTGAAGCTTTAAATGCCCATACTGGTACAGATGAATCATCACTACCAAATGGATTCATAATTGCTTTATGTCCCATTGGAACTACCGTTACTGGTAATTCTCTATTAGATATTGCTGAATAATCAGATACATAAATATGTTTAGACAGATTTGGCCAATCACCATTATAAGTGAGTTTACCATCTGAATCTATTGTTACATACCTATCACCAATTCGTCTTGCAAAGAAATTAGTACTTGTAGGATTAAAATTCAAATTATCCCATTGTTCTATTGGATTACCCTTTAACAGGTCATTGTTAGACATATTATCATCCAATCCAGTTTCTCTTAATTGAACTGAAAATGAACCAAAATCACTACCTGCAATTGTACCTGCTTTCTTAATATTCAAAATAACAATCTTAAATTTGTTATTTACATCACTACCATGTGAACGAGAGTTAACTTTAAATAAATCATATCTACCACCATTAATCAACTGTGATTGAATTTCTGGTGTTACTGCATTTTGATATGTTATTCCTAAACTCAAAGTTCCATCTACTACAGATACGGTATCACCTGATGAATATCCTTGGCTACTTTGTGCATATTTAAAGTTCTTATACAAATATGATGATACAGTATTTTGACCAGACTTTTGAACTTGTGCATCTGAACTAAATACTTCATCAATATATGTATATCCAGTAGGTATAGTACTTCCTGTATTAAATGAAATTTTATATACATTCTGTGAACCATCTGCTGTTAAACTTTTTTCACCCCAATTACTACCACTAAGTGTTAATGTAGCTGCGTCCCAATTACCAGTAATAGTACTTCCTTCTAAATCTGCAGTTCCATCTGAACCACCACGAGATGGTGCTAATAGTGCAACTGTTTTACCACCTGTTGCTGATGCTCCACCTGCAAGAGTGGTAGTTGTACTACCAGATTTAAAAGTAAAACTATTTGCTGCCGTACCTGCACTGGACCCACTTATCGAAATAGTTGATGTTGTTCCTATTTGAGCTACAGTAACACCCGTTCCCGATACATTACCTATCTCTGTTACCAAGTTTGCAATACCGGTACTACCAGTCGCTGCTAATGAACTACTTCCTACGAAAAAGTATGTATTTCCAACATCATCTGGAACTGGTTCATTTGATGCTACAAAATTATAAGTCGTTGCGCCACTACCAACAATTGTAAATGTATCACCATCAGACATATCTGTAATGTGAACTGATGCTGATGCGTATGTGGCCGATGTTGCGGTTCCTACCTTAATTGCAAGACTATCAACTGAATAACCGGCTGTGTTTAACACACGAATTATTGTTACAGTTCCTGCACTTCTTAAATATTGTTCTACCGCGTACGGTGTGTAATAATTTGAGACTCCATTTTTATCGGAGGTAGACCCAAACATTTCTTCAAACTCAGGAAAATTACGAATAACTGTTGGAACAAATGCTGGACCTTTTACGGTTGGTCCAATTATTGCTGCTCCAATGTTTGCAATTCCTTGAGGTAGAAATGATAAATCCCGTTCCCTGGTGAAAACACCCGGACTTACAATCCTTTCGCTCATGTTATTTCTCCCATATTAGATTTATTATACATTATTATTCTCCTAATTTAATATTAAAGTTGATGAAACCATGTCAGTTATTCAATAAATTGACAACATTTTCTTTAGAAATATCACTCTCCAAAATGAAGTATAGACTAAAAAAATATCTAACTATAAATATAACCTAAACCACTCAAACGATTAGTTTAGAGGAGATTATTTTAAGTAGTTTCTTTTGTTACTTCTGGTGTTTCTGTAGCTGTGAAAACCCCTGTTGATGGGTCTAATGAACCTGGTCCATACTTTTTATTCAAATCATCAACTAACTTTCGTTCTGATTCTTGTACACCAACATATTCAGATTCTAATTGAACTTCTGAAGATTCTAATGAATCAAGTTGTTGTTGAACTAATAATCGTTGAACTTTTAATTGCCCAAACTGAAGTTGTTTTTGTTGATATGAACTTTGTAAGTCTTGTAAAGATTTTAATTCATCTTCTGTAAACTTTGTTTCTTTATTTTCGGTCATAACTTTACTCTCCTATTGTTGTTTTAATATATATATCAAGTAAAATTACTTAATACACTTTTTTCTTTAATTCTTCTATTTCTTCTTTTAATTCTTTTACAGATTCTATTAATAGTGGGACTAACCGTTTGTAGTCAACTCCCAAATAACCACTTTTTCTTTCTACTACTATTTCTGGAACTACCTTTTGGACTTCTTGTGCTATAACCCCTACATCATGCCCTCGTTCTCTTGCCCATCCTGGAGATTTATCATTCCAATCAAATTCTACACCCCTAATCTCACCTATCTTATCTAATGAACCTTGTATAACTTGTATATTGTCTTTAAGTCTTATATCAGATGAATTATATGCTACAACATCACCATCTGCTAATACATCTTCACCAATATGTGCATCTTTAGCAATAACTAAATGACCAAACGAACCAGTTGAAGTTGATGAACCACTTACATTACCATCAAAGATGTTATTATCTACTTTAGAACGAAAATAACCATCTTCTCCATGAAAAATAAAATATGACGCGTTTGATATAGTATCACCGTCTGCACCTATTGCAAAATTAAAATCATCCCCTTCAAATAAAACACCGCTTGTTGCATCCGAAGGAGTTACATGAAGAGCCGTACTCGGGTTCGTTGTCCCGATGCCGACCTTGCCTACAAATCTACTTACTCCAGCACTATAAACTCTACCAAACGAACCAGTTGAAGTTGATGAGCCACTTATGTGACCGCTTGCTGTTACATGATTTAAATGGGCTGAACTGCCCGATACTACTACTCGTTTCCATGCTGGCATTTATTTTCTCCTTATTGCGGTTGGAAATCGGTAATACCGACCCACTTCTCACCACCCTGCCGAGGGATGAGCCAACAATTAAGTATTATGTTCTACAATTAACTTGTATTCTTCTCTCAATTTATATGTTACTTGCATTACCTTCTGTAATTCTGAACCTTTATGTTCTGTATTTGCAAGTAAATTTAATAAAAATTCTATCTCTTGAATAGATAGTGGATGAATATAAGCTTTACCTTCTATTATTTTAACACCACCTTTAGCGTTTAGTGCCATATTTGTAACCTCTTATTTAGTGTTATGCGTAAATCCAGATTTCACTGTCGTCTGTATCAACGTATATAGTTCCAACTCCGTTTGTTGCTCCACCATAAACAGGAGCACCTTGACTATCTCCAGCACCAGTTCCGGTTTCAATTACACCAACATAAGCATCTGGGACTAAAGCTGTAGCCGTACCAACTAAATTATTATCAAATGCCCATTTACCGTTTCCACTATCCCAACCTAATGCATATCCAGCTAATGCTGAATTTTGAACAATAATACCACCATCGGTTGATGTTGCTGAACCACTTGCGAATATTGCAAACTTATCAGAAACTGCTAAATTTGCAGAATTAATTGTTGTTACTGTTCCATTTACATCTAAATTACCAGTAACAGTTAAATCATTATCTACTGTTAATGATGTGAATGTACCTGCTGCTGCTGTACTTCCACCAATAATGCTATTATTCACAGTACCACCACTAATTGTTAAATCATTATCTACATTTGCATCTGTAATTGATGTTCCATTCCAAACACCGGTTGCAATTGTTCCAACTGCAGTCAATGAAGTTAATGATGTTAAACTTGTGTGATCAACTAAATAAGTAGGTATTCTACCCAATGTAGATTTTCTGTTTGTTCCACCAGCCCCATCATCTACTATAAACAAATCAGAGTCAACTAAAGCTGCTCCAATATCAGTCATTCCATCGATATCTAATGCCAAATCACTTACTGTGGCTGAACCATTGTATGATGTCAGTCCAATACCACCATTAGCAGTTACAGATAGACTATTCAAGTTACTACCGAGTGCTACACCACTAATCGTTGAATTCGATAATTTAGCGTTTGTGATTGAACCAGCTAACATACTATTTTCGACAGAGGTTGCAGCTATTGTTAAAGCTCCACCTGCTGCTATTGTTGCATCACCACTAACATTTGCAAATACACTATCTTCTAAATTACTAAATGTAATAGATTTTTCAGTTCCATTATCAGATACTAAAAATTTATCTTCTGTTTGATGTAGAGTTGCGGCTCCGTATGTTCCTAATAATTCAATATCTTGAGCGACTCCAGTTAAATTACTACCATCACCTACGAATGATCCAGTAAATGAACCAGTAATACGGGAGGCCGCTACCGTTGAATCATTTATTAAATTATTTACTGTTGTGTTTGCAAATTCTACATTGTTTGCTGTTCCAACTCCAATACTTGTTCTTAATGTTGCCCCACTTTCAAGTGATGGATCCGTTGATCCGTCACCAACCAACATTTGACCGTCAGCTAAAACCGCGGTTGAAGTTACTGCTCCTGTTCCACTTCCTAATAAAACACCACCGTCTGTAAGTGTTGTGGCCCCTGTACCACCTTGTCCTACAGCAAGTTGTGTATCAAGTGTTAAACCTGAAAGTACAGCGGACGAACCACTTACTATGACTTTTTTCCATTGTGCCATTATTATTCTCCCTAATTAAACTATTATTAGTTTATTGTTAATAAATATACTCATTTTGAATTTTCTGTATATATCTCGTTTATACTGGGGTACTATCAAATCCCATAAACCATTCATCGGATCCTGAATAAAATATCCCGCCTGCTGTAGCTGAAGGTGTTGTGTTTAACGCGCCCAATATCGCAACATTATTTTCAATCTTAAACATTAGAGCATCACTATTATCATAAACACCAAATTCACCACCAGTAGATTTCCAAATAAAATCTGACCCAGTTATACTCATATTCCCACCAATGGCATTCCATGTTGTACTGCCGTGGGTGAATGCGTCAGTTAATTTCATTGAGCCTGTTATTTGTAAATTATTTGTGGTTGATTGTATTGAACCAGTAGGTGAAAATATACCCAATTGACCATTTATGGAATCTGCACTAATATTGGTCAATCCGATTCCATCACCATAAAATCTTGTTGCCTTGACCTTTCCAAATGAACCAGTAGAATACATTGAACCACTAATAACCATATTATTAGGTAATGCATCGGCAAATGAACCGATTAGATTATCTACTATCGTTTTATTTAATTCAGATCCACCGATTCGTAATGTTGTAGCATCCACGTCAATCAAACTTGCAGAAATGGTATTGGATTCTATTCTTCCAAATGAACCAGTGGTATTACTTCCAGTTACATTTAAATTTCCAGTAACGGAAAATGAACCAGATAGTATATGATTTAATTGTTTTGATCTAATGAGTGCCATTCAATTTCCTCTTGTGTTTTCCTTTCTTGCCACCACAAAGTCATTCCCTGTGATATATTCTTCTTATGGGTTTTACTTTTTGGTTTTTTCATTTTCTCAATGGTTTCCATAGTGAGTTTTCTGTCTGTTTTTGAACACGACTTACATACACTATTATTACCTACCGCC